AAAGAAAAGTGAGGTGAAGTGATGAGACATGGAGATTACGTTACAAGTTGGCTACCGTTTGAAGAAGATGATACTGTTTATCCTTGGAAAAACGCAATAATAATCACATATGGTCAAGGTGGATATTACCAAACAGACTGGAAGTTGAGAAAAGAGGATATTATTGCACGTAATAAAACCTGTGGAATAACAGAAGAAGATAGAGTGAAGGCTGAAGGACAGGCGATTCATATGTCCGTTAAAGAAGAAACTGAATGGGCAAAAGCGAAAAAGGCATACGACCAGCATGAGTCTTTGAAGTTTATACATTCCATTTTAAGTGGAATAAGAAGAACAGAACGAAGAACTATTAATGATGCTGAGTGGACAAGGCTAATGGAGTCTTTGGATACGATTAAAAGAGACCTTGAAGAAAGTGAGGTGGAGTGGTGAGCGACCTTAGTCCTTGTTGTGATGCATATATTATATATATAAGCAGTGGTTGGATGTATGGTGAGGAAGAAATAAGGTCTTGCGAAAATTGTGGACTTGAGATTGAAGAAGAAATGAAAGAAAGTGAGGTGGAGTGATGGAAAAGGTGTGGACGTTGAAAATAGATATGGATAATCCTGAAGTTAAAAAACACATGGATGCTTTAGCGAATGAGGGATTAATAACACACATGACGACATTAAGTGAAAATCCGCCCCATGAGACTACAATTTCATGGGTAGAAGAAAGTGAGGTAGTGAATGACACTTGAACAACTGAAAGAGCAGTATATTTCGATTAAGGTTCAAAACCTGAATATCAAAGACCTGCTATTAACGGCTAGTAACCAGCTATGGAATGAGCTTATCAATTGTGATGAGAACGTCATGCTGGCTAAGTGCAATGATGATGGATACGAAAGCCTAGTTCAACAATACAATTTTGAGAACAGGAAGGAGGAAAAAACGGATGCCCCTAGTCAAGCCAATAAGCAAGACGATTAGAGCTTGCATTAACAAACCAACTGAGGATAATCTTAAAGTAAGAGCGATTCAGATGGGAACTTCGAAAGAACAACTCGTCGGTCACATTCTCAAGTCTTGGTGTGCCAATGCAACTCCACAATCGGAGCTGTTCAAGCAAACCCAAAGTGAATTAACATAGGTTAACAAAAAACCCCCTTAGGATTTCCTGAGGGGGTTTTTTTATTTCTAAGGGTTCAGCGTAGGTGTTTATACTCACTGTCTACTATGTAACGGATTTCCGACTACTGTGTAGCACAACCGAACCCTATGAATATTTACGTCAGCTAACCAAGTTCTTTAAATACATCCACTGGTTAATTTTTTCTGTTTCAGTGCCAACCTCAACATTACTTTTTCTTACGTAAATAAATCTTCCGCATCCTCCTTAGTGCCTCTTCCAATTGGCTGGGGCTACAATAGACATAACCCCCCTTACGAAGTTCACGATTCCTGACCACACTCTCAACACAATCCATTGCGTCCTTGACTCCAATTTTAGACTGAGCAACTGCGATTCTAGAGATACAATCTTGCCAAGATTTTTGTTCAGAATAATCAACTTTGAAATCAAAGACTTCCGCAGAATCACGTTTCTCAAAGGCACTATTTTTTTTATACTTTGTACGTCTTCGTCGTAATAGACTTTCACTTTTTCCACTCATCGTTCATAACCGCATTAAAGATTGCTGAATAGTTACAGATATCCTGTGCCGTATCTTTTAAACTCTCGTTATTTGTCTCTTGATTTTTATCTAAGACATTCAGCATTCGTTGAATCTTATCATTCAATCGAATAGAAATACCCAATAATGCCAGTCGCTTGTTCCCGTTCATAGCTATATTACCCAAGCCATAGTCCATTTGTTTCTTAGCAAACAGATTAAAACACTCATTCATATGAGTCTTAATGCTATTCATTAGAGTTGGATATTCTCTCATCATATGCTCAGTTACGTCGTGTGAATTTTCTTTTACATCCTTTTTCATGGTCTCTCCTTTCTTTGCCATATTTAGGAAAATCGGGAAGTACGTCCCCGTAGACGTAGTCATATACGTTTCCGCATTTTTTACACCACACGAGATGCTTGTCTCCCAAACTTTTGTCATAATTTATACTTGATTTACCTTCAGGTTTAACCTCCTGAACAACGCTTTTGTTTAGCTGGTCTATGACCCATTGTATGCTTTCTTTTTTTGTCCATCCATTTCGTCTTCTCTCAGTACCCATAATTGTAACTCCACAGCTCTTAATCTCTCCGCTAATCTATCTATGGATTCCCCCCTCATAGCCTTCTTCAATATCATTTTTTTATACGTCGACCTGATGTACGATAGATTACTCTCAAGTGTTTTTCGTTCCGTAGCTTTCGTCTTTGCCACTTTCTGCTCCTATTAATAAAAGTTCTCGTTGAATGTCTCCTGCTATTTTATAGTGTTCTTCAGTAACGATACTAGGATATTTAAATCCATACTTCTCAAACACTTGTAGTGCTAATAATAACACCTCAAGTCCCCCCTCAGGTATTTTATACTCTTTCATTTTTAAGCTCCTTCATCAACTTTTTAATTCTTATACGTTCCTCTTTCTCAAATTGTTTATTTATTTTTCTAACCCTTTTGTCCGAATATTGGTCTTTAACAAATAGTATCTCATATAGGGTAAAATGTTTATTAAGCAACCACATAGCACGAAAAGGATGCTGGTCAACCCAATCGTGATGCCAGCTACAGAGAGCAAGACAGTTATACTCATTCCAGCGAGTAGGAATATGACCCCGACCATAGCCAATATGACAGCAATGCAACTTTCGAGACTCCTTACCGTTGTTCTTATCAAATGATTTATCACACTTAGGATGCTGACATTTCCAGTCAGCTCTCTCCCTTATGTAGTTGCTGAACAGGGTGTCCGTCCACGTTCTTTTTATTTTTTTCTTGTAATACATTTAGCTCTTTCTCCATCTCATCATAGTTCTGCTGAAGATGTTGAACCAACCCCTGACCTTCTCCACCTAATTTATGTTTCAGTATTTCCACTTGCAATTTCCTCAAGTTCTTCTCTAAGGTTTTTTCTTTCCAATGAATTAATACGTCTTGAATCTGCTCCTCTGTTAACTCCTTCATTTTTTTTCTCCTCGTTTAGTTTATTTGCATACTCTCGTTGTTTGGATGTCACTAGCTGGGCATAATTCACCCCATCCCTGCTATCTTTAAATTGGACATCATCAAATGTATCAAAATATCTTCTTATGCTTTTAGGAACATCTTGACCTGCACTGCACTTACAAGCATAAACCACCGTGCTATAGTTTGTGACCCTCTTATCTCTTTTTGGGCTGAGGAGATAGGGAATATAACCTACCCCACCACAATAATAACAATCGCTATAGTTTTCTAACTGAGATTGTTTTTTCTCAATCAGCCCTAGGCTTTTAATAATTCCCCATAACTGTTTGATTGTAGGAAACTTATCCTCCGCATCCCTAACGTGCCTAAATACCTTTTGTGATTTATCAAATCCTAACTGGTCAAATATCTTCAGGTACTCATTAAACTGTGCATCCATTGGTCTCTTCCCATGTACCGCAAACATTGTAGTTAATAGTTCTTCATTAGACATACTCAAACCCCTTTCTTACTTTTTCCTGTGCTGGTGGAATACTTTTCCAGTATTCTTGTTTTAACCAGTTATAACTGGTCTTAATAAATTGCGGTTCTACACGCTGGACGAAAAGCTCCATTGCGTTTTGAATCGTCTCAACGCTTTCCTTATGTGTTGCCTCTTTCCAATGTTTTAGTGTGAGCGGTTTGTTAATTCTTCTTAACTCAGGTATTGTAAACCAAAACTTTTTAAAGTCTTCCTTTTCCCTATCCTTAATTAACCCATTTGATTTACTAATATGTTTATTATCTTCTTTATTATCTTTCTTTATTATTCCTTTAGCGGTTTCGCTAATAGGTTGGTTAGCGGTTTCGCTAAGACCCCCTATGCGATTACGCAAAGCAGGGGTAGGGGTAATTAATCGTTTCGTGATATGCTTATCTTTATTTCTAACAATCTTAATATCTAAATAACCCATCTTTTTAAGGTTGTTCAAATGGACGCTAACACGAGTTGGATGAATACCTAATATTTCCCCTATGTAATGGTTGGTTGCATAGCAGGGTTCATCACTGGTTAAGTTAATTACCATACTCACAACTATTTTCTGATGTAAGGTCAAATCATCTATCACAAACACAGCCCTTGGAATCCATACACCCTTAAATACTTCAGGTATCAATTCAGTTTCCTCCTTGCTGTTGGTTAAAAATAAATTCAGGATTCAGTAATTCTTTTACTGGTAATAAAATTAAGCAAGATTGGTTATTATCTCCTCCAAGAATATCTCTCTTAGGGTCATTAAAATATTTTCTACACATTTTCTTGAGTATAGATGTCTTAATAAAAATAGCAACAGAGTCATTCTGTTCTTTATCGACAAGGACGTAGGCAATGAACTTTGCCTCAGTAGTGGAAATGCCACTTGGCTTTCCATTGAATATATATTCCACAGCTATGTTTCCTGTGCGGTGGGCTTGGTAATCTTTTTTAAATTCTACAGTCTCTAGTAAGTCAGACCATTCACTTTCCGAAAGTTTTCCTTCCAGTAGATTTACATCAAATCTATAGTCTGCCTCTCCGTTATCACGAACCTGTTTAGTAATGTCTTTTAGTTGCTCCCTGTTTAATTGTACTGTTATTCTAGAGCTGTTTTTCTTCTCTTGCATTTTTTTTGGCTTGTTTTTGTTGACGCTTATAGCGTTTTATGGCATTGTGTTTTTTTCTGCGAGCTTGCTTTCTCGCCTTTGCACCTCTGTTTACTAATTCAAACATTTCATTCACGAATCAATGTTGTTAAACAATCGCATGACTCAACCCAGCTTTGCTCACCGCTCCGCAACGGTATATCGTTAGTGACAGTGCTATTATACGAGTGACCTTGCCCCTGACAAGCAATACAGTTCTTATCAGCGTATTCTTTATATAGGGCAATTTGCCCATCCACATCCAAAGGTTCAGCCAACTCGCATAATTTAGCATAGGTCATCAAAATGGTAAGTCGTCGCTCTCTTCTTTTCTTTGAAAATCGCTCACCTTAATACTCATGTAAGCCTTCCCATCTTTTGACTTGGTCTTCCAGCCAGCAAGATTATATCTTGTTCCACCAACCGTGACCGTTCCTGTCATGTCAGGTGCTTTATCGTTACCCTTTTTATCATTAGGGAACATTGAACCTGACATATCCTTTTGTTCATAAGCCATTATTTGACTCCTTTTAGTTTAAACTTCTTACGTGGTTCAAATTTTTTAGCGAACTTCCAACGTCCATCTTTACCATATATATTAATCGCTAGATTAACAATCCGTTTCCAGTCGTCTTCTAGCTCCCAGCTAACTTCCTTCATTTTATAAGTGGGCTTTATGCGGTATCCACTTTTTATATATAATGTGTATAATTTTTTCACTTTATGTTTAGGGAACATATAATTGTGTAATAAACCGTAAGCCACTAATTGATATTCATGACTATCAACTTCAGTGCCTGTCTTTATATCTAATATTGAAGGCTCTCCATTAATCCTTCCAATAAAATCAACAGTTCCAGCATAAGGCACACGACTATCAAATAACTGTAATTCTGTATCCCAAGTGACCACTTTGTTTTCCTCATACCATTTACAAAAGCTCTCAAGGTACAGCCTTACGGTTCTGTCCACAGTCGCATATCCACCACCCTCTGCAATATCCTGACTTGAGAGATGCCGTTGAATACCATCAGATATATCTCCATAGGAGACCTCTTTGCCATTTAAAAGATGTTCACAGAGTATATGTACGGCTGTACCAAGGTGAGCTTTATAATCCCGAATCCAATCTGCAAATCGACCATTGTTTTTAAGCCAAAGGTCAAAGCCATATCCTTTGTTGAGCACGAGTCCGAGGATTGTTGTGACGGATAAAGCTAAGAATGGATGTTCACTGTCGTCAGTAGGGTCACGATAGGCACGACCCAAAGGGGTTGTCTGACGAACAGTGTTCGGGAAATATTCGGTAAGATATTTAACCAAGTCTCAGCCCATCAATAAAACGGTTTAGTTCTTCAAGATGAACTCGGTAACCGCCATTATTAGGTAATCTGTGGGCATATAATTGGTTTAAAGTAATATAAGAACGCACAGTCTTTGGTGTCGTTTTGAGTATTTTAGCAACTTCCTTGACCGTATAAAATAGTTCTTGTGGTTCTAGTGTCTTTTCCATAATTTAATGTGTGTTGAATACCTTTAATATGCTAATAGAATGTAAAAAGGAAGGCATAAGATATGCAAGCACTATTTATGTTTTTAATATAATTGAGAGGAAATAATAATGGGAACAATTTTTAAAAGAGAAGGGTCTCCAAATTGGTACTATGAGCACAAAGGAGTCTATAAAAAAAGGTCTCTTGGGACATCTAATAAAGAACACGCTAAACGATTTGCACTTAAGCTGGATTTTAAAGTTGCCCAGTTTAAGAATGGAGAAGTTGAGCTAAAAGACCTTAGAAGAAAAAAACAAACCGACAAAACCTTTATACAACTTTATGCTGACTACAAACGATTAGTGATAAAGCCAAAGGTATCTGCTGTTAATCCAAAAAAGCAGGTTAGAAAAACTACATATTACAAAATTAAGCTAGACCATTTTATAGAACATTATGGAAATAAATATGTTCGAGATTTTGACTATGGTGAGGCTGAAGAATATAAGTTGATTTTATCTGAGGAGATAATAAACAAAACTGGAGCTGTACGTGCTCCCAAAACAATATACCATTACCTATCAGAGGTTAAGCAAATGCTAGGCTGGGCTGTTAATATGAGATATTTAGAGAATAACCCAATGGCAACAAAAGGATTTATGCCCTCTACAAAAGCTAAAAACCCAAGAAAGCCAATCCCATTATCATGGATAGAAGATGCAATAGAAAGCACTCTTAATTTCAAAGACAAGGTGTACTGGACAGTATTATTACACACGGGATGCAGAACAACAGATGCAGGTAGCTTAACACCTGAGAATGTAGAAACTGGTATATTCCAAGAGAAGTCAGGAGAGTACAGAAAACTAATGATTACACCAGCTCTCTTAAGGTTTGGTGATGCTATATACAATATATATAATGAGTCGGAGATAAAGGAATCTAGAAAAAGATTTCAGGAATATATTAGCGATAAACATAATGGGTATTATGTGGATTTTCATTCAATACGTCACACGACAATATCTTACTTAGTAAACAATGGTTTTGACGAAAGACAGGTAGGACGAATCCTAGGAACAAAAAGTAGTGTTGGAGCGTATGTGGAAACCGATTTTAATAAATGTGTAGAGGTGATTTCTAAAAACTTTAAACAAGGATACGTTTATGTATAAACATCACATAGAATGGTTTATTAAAAACCTTCTTTTTAGTTGCTGGCTATATTTATATACCTGCGGTTATTAAAACACAAAGCCCCCCTGATTTCTCAGGAGGGCTAACACAGGAATTAATCACGATGAGTGATATAAATTTTCCCTATCCTTGCATACAAGTTACACTAATATCTCGAAATGAACAAGGTCTTTAAAGGTTTCTTTACCAGTATATTTACCACGAGTTCCAAATTGATGGTCTCCGTCCCAGTCTCCTCCCCATCGAACTTTAAAACCCATAGACCAAGCATACGCTTTCATCATACCAGCTAAATAATAAAACCTTGCTAGGTTGTCCCAGTCTACTGGGTAAGGTGCGATATCAATAGCACGACCTTCGAGGTGTTTTGACTTAAGCGTCTTTGACTTTCCTTCTTTGACATACTTCTTCTGTGTCTCAAGGCTACGTAAACCCTCCATGACCGTAATATCGAAATCCTTTACCACCGCATGACAGAGAGAAACCAATCTAGGGTCTACTCCCTCCAATCGTGATAAAGACCTTTTACCTAACTTAGGCATTTAAAAAGTTTCAAGAAGAGCTTTTACCTCTTCCCAAACTTTATCATCTTCTTTAGATTTAGTCGCCTTCACTGCATAGTCTCCAATCATCATTAAGAGTCCAACCATGCCATGCTTGCGAACCATCCTTTGAATCAATCGTTTAAGCATTCTTTGCCTTTCCTACATTTGCACCGAGAAAGTTGACCACCCTCATAACCATATCTACAACTTTATTATCTGCTGAATTAGGAGTCATAGTTGCAAGGACACTAAAGCCCCCCACAATGCTTGAAACTCCCATCAGAACTTGTTCCCAGTTTTCCATTACCCAATTTATCATTTCCATATTAAATCCTTAATTTTTTCCATTAATTCTTGATACTGACCCTTTGATTTCCATAACAATATCTCCCAAATCATTTAGCTCCTCAACAGTCTTCTCGAAACGACGGTCTCTCACCTCGTCGGAGCGATTCCATCTATTTATAAGGGCTATTACCTTTTCATCTGTGTCGTGCAATTTTTTCATTAAAGTTTTTTGCAAAAACATAATTTGACCTACGAATAAAAATGCTATAATTCCTAAAGCACCATACTCAGCCCACACTTCGTACATTTATTTTATTTCCCTTATTTGATTACTGATTGTTTCTTTCTCTTCAAATAAGCCCTTCTACGCTTACGTCTTTTTATAGCTTGTTGGGCACTTTTCGAAGTTTTTCTATCAGGTGCAAAACGAGGGTCTATTTTTCTATCAGATAATCCACCACCTACGCCCCCCCTGTCTCTTCTATATATTCTTTTATTTACGCTTATGTCAGATGCTACAGCTTTAGATTTACCACGTTTAGGACTAAATCTTGGGTCAGCCGTTTTTAATTGTTTTGATGCCTCTTGCCTAACGCTCTTTTTTGTAGGTCTACCAACTTGGTCATCATATGTGCCTTTGCCTGATGGCATAATATTCTCCTATTTGTTTACTGAAATTCTAAACATTGGGGCATTTAACCTACGGAAACAGTCTTCTGACTGCCTCAAGACCAGCAAGGCATAGACTAAGGAAAACCCCAAATGACTTAGCCCATACCTTTGCCGAATCGACCTCTTCTCTTAATTCTCCAACCTCTGCCTCTAGTAACTCTACCATTTGGAAATCAGAGCGTAGCAAGTGCACCTCAGTCCAAATTTTGGAGCGGTATTCCGTGAGATTCCTAGGAACTGGTGGAATATCGAGAGAAGAGCGTGCCATTATTTCTTCTTGTCTTCTTTTTTAGGTTCTTTCTCATCAGCTACTTGTTGTTCAAGAACAGCGATTGCTCCTGTTATTTGATGAAAATTAACCTCAGCTTGACGTTGTTGTTCTTTAAGCTGTTCTAGTCTTTCTTCTAGTGTCATTTTAGGGTTTCCTTTTGTTAGGGTTTTTTAAGTCCAAGTCTTTGCATTAGACTTTTATTAGTTTCTTCTAGCTCTTCTATATGCTGTGTTTCCATTCCTTCTACGGAGGCATTTAGAACTAGAACTTTGTCTTCTAAATCTTTAATCCTTCTATCTTGTTCTGCAAATTTCATCTGAGCCTGATACCAACTTCCAACAACTAATCCGACAGCAACCATCGCCTTGATAAGAAAAGCAACGGATATATGAATTTGAGCATCTTCGCTAATTCCTTTTGCCATCTCTTAATCTCATAATTTCGTTCTCAATCCTTAGAAGTTTTTCATCTTGTCTAACGTCACTTGGAATAGGTGCGTCTTGCAATTCTTTCATTTCTTTTATAGCCATTTCATTCATTTCAGACTGATGTTCTAAAAATGATATTCGAGTATTAAGCTGACCATATCCCCAAACCATAGCTCCAATAAAACCAATAGCCTGTATTAACATAGGTAGTGATATGTTTAAACTTGATTGCTCTCCTATAGGTTTAGTTGTGCCCATTGTTAATTCTCTGTGCATCTATATAAAATTTTTCAAAATCTATTGAAGTAGAGTCAAGGGAATATTTTATTTCCATTATCAAACTATCGACACGAAACATTTCTCTTGCTAACTCTTCCCTGCTTTCACCGATATACCATTCATCTGCACAAGAAATAACTACAAACGACAACATAAATCCAATAAACATACAGGTTACTACCCATCTTAAAGTGAATCCCATTTCTTTCCAATCAGGAACGACTCTCATACCTTAACGTATCACTTTCTGTACTATCTGATGGAGGAGTATATATTCCAATTTTCTCTTCAAATTTATTTACAGCAGGCTCAAGCGTTCCTTTTGCATCCGCAATCAGAATCGCAATCGCAGTCACACAAAGTGTATAAAACCATAACATTAGTATCCTATCTCAAATATAAATGCGAAGGCTGTCCATAAGCTAAATACGACTAAAAACCTCGCATATAAGTTTCCAAATTTTTGATTCATTATGCGCTCTCCTCTGGCATCTTAGGTAATGGGACTTCCTTTTTACCTTCTTCTTCTATTTGCTCTATAGCCTTAGGAGACATTTTACTTTTTACAAAAGCCACCGCATCTTCAGGGTTAGATTCTATTTCGCAAATAGTAACTCCTTTTTTTGTTCCATATTCCCAAAGGATTTGTTTTATCCCATTGACTTTTTCTATTTCTGCTTTCCAAGTTGCCATTTTATATTCCTATTAATATACTCCAAACACTGCAATCTGTACCAACATCCATTGTTAAATGATAAGTTGATGTACTATAACTACGACTTAAACTGCCTACCCAATTTGCAGTATATAATACAGTTGCTCC